AGAAGCAGACATAATGGAAGCGGATGAAAACATAGAAGACCACTTTAATATTAATTCTAGTCACTTGTTAGAGCAGTTCCGAGAAAGTTACGATAAATGGGAGCAGGGAGAAAGCCAAAATCTGTACATCGAGGTAACCAAAATTAAAGACGGTTACGATATTGTAACGAAAGTTGAACAAAATTCACTATCTTTGCAGAAATGAAAGTAAAAACACACATAACACTGGAAGTATGGGTATTAATACCTACTATAGCTATTCATTTAGAAGATAAGGAAGTGTTTATAGGCTTTATGTGTTTTGGCGTTTATATAGGGTATTAATTGAATATTCAAGACATTTCAAAATGGCACACGGTGGAGCAAGACAAGGAGCAGGTAGAAAATCAATAATAGAAGAAAAGACTATTAAGGAATTGGTATCTCCATACCTACCTGATGCGGTTAAAACTGTATGCCAAATAATGTTAGATGAATCTGCAAAGGGTGGTGACCGAGTAGCTGCTGCAAAACTATTACTAGCTTATGGTTTTGGTAATCCTAAATCTGAAGTAGATATTAATAATAATATAACTACTGATGTTCCCATAGAACAATGGCTAAACTCATCGAAATAAGTAAACCTTACGAGCCGTTATACTTAACTAAAAAGCCTATTATATTAATAACAGGAGGTCGTGGCTCAGGTAAGAGTTTTCAGACCTCTTTGTTTCTAAAACGGTTGACCTATCAAAAGAATCATGTAATACTTTTTGCACGTTATACCATGACTGCTGCCGAGAAGTCGGTTATCCCTGAATTTAATGATAAGGTAGAACGAGAGAATGATGGTAAGTATTTCGATATTACGGCAAAGGACATACTAAACAAAGCCACTAACAGCCGTATAATGTTTTCAGGTATAAAGACATCAAGCGGAAACCAAACAGCAAATTTAAAGTCTATTCAAGGCTTAACAACATTTGTAGTAGATGAAGCGGAGGAGTGGCAAAGTGAGGAAGACTTTGATAAAATCCGTTTATCAATTCGTACGGTAGGAGTTCAAAACAGAACAATCATTATAATGAATCCTTGCGATGTTGACCATTTTATCTACAAAAAGTTTATTGAAAACACGCACGAAATTAGAGTAATAGATGGTGTTGAGGTTGAAATAAGCACACACCCAGACATCGAGCATATTCATACTACCTACTTAGATAATATTGAACACGTTTCGGAAGACTTTTTAAAGCAAATAGAAGACTTAAAAGTTAACGATTACGAAAATTATTGCGAAAAAATTATAGGGGCGTGGTCAAGACAAAAAGAGGGCGTTTTGTTTGGCAAAGAAGAAATACGCTATTTCACACCCGACATTAACCGCAAATTTGAAACCTCAATTGCTTATGCGGATATAGCAGACGAGGGGGCGGACTCTACAAGCGTTCCAATAGGTAGGAATATAGGTACTGATATTTACATTACTGATGTTGTGTTTAACAAACTAAATAGTGATGTAACACTACCATTGCTTTTTAGTAAATTAAAACAACATGATTGCCGTTATATTCGAGTTGAATCTAACAACATGGGTGCAATGTATGGTAGGAATTTAAGGCAATTGATAACGGAAAATAAACACCATTGTCAAGTATATTCTGCTAGTAGTACAAGTAACAAGCATACTAGAATTATGATGGATGCTGGATTTATCAAAAAGCATTGTGTTTTTTTAGCTCCCGAATTTCAATCAGAGGAATACAAATTATTTATGCGTGAATTACTTTCATACAACAAAGACCCTGAAAAAAATAAGGGGAAACATGACGATTCCCCTGATTCAATGAGCGGATTGGTTATTTTTATCCGTTCTGTACTTCTAAATTTATATCGTTAGCTATTACATTTTGTGCTTGTTGTGGTGTGATTATACCAGCGGTTACAAGTTGTGTAAGATAATTTGTTTTTGTTTGGATAGTTTCATTTTCGCTTTTCTTATCGGATTGTAATATACTAATATGCGAATAGTCAGCTACTAATTCGTAACCTTTTTCAACTCCTATAAACTTTGTAATTGCTTGTGTAAAAGCATCAGCCTCAGGGAACACAGCATCGTTATACGTCATAATAAGACCGTGTTTTAAATTTTCGTAGGTGCTATTCACGTACAAATTAGGGTTCACTTGCAAACTGTTTAGGATAGTTAAAAAGTTTTTATCAATTTGTTCTTGCAGCAATAAGTCCTTTGTAGGATAACTAAACGGAGTCCATTTTGTTGGAATGTCAGGCATAATGATTTTACTTTGTCCGTCTTGCACTCCATGAGTACGTGTGTACTGGTCCACAATATCTTTTTTCATTTCAGCAGTCATTGGAGTAACTCCCATTGCGTCTTTTGATTCACTACTTAACATACCAATTGCACCACGCTGCCCTGAAATTACGTTAAAATATTCGTAAGCTAGTTTTGTGTTTGTTATAGGAAAACGTAACGATACAAGCGGACTTTTACCTACTAACGGATTATCAAGGTCTGCAATTCGTGACCATAATATATTGGGGGTTTCAATCTTTTCTATTGTGTTATTGTCTTTCAATTCGTAGTATTTTACAATTCCAGACATATCAACTTGCTTATACAATTTACCTGTTAAGATAGGCGTACAAATTGCAGGGGAAACATTGATTAATCTTTGCGGGTACTTTGCAAGGCGTGACACCTGGTCCTTTAAAATGTATTGGTTTCCGTACACTTTCTTTTGCGTAAAATAGTTAAACAAAAAATCGTTAAAAGATTGTAAAGGATTAGGATTCATAAACAAAGCGTTCAAATCCGCTGGAAGTTCAGTTATTTCTCCCGTTGTTTTGTTACGGTATTTCAATTCCATGTTACTAAACATATTGCCTAATTTATCAACAGGAGCTTTTATTTCTGCAAGTTCATTATACAGTTTGTACGGTACATCTGTATCCACCCAAACAGCCCCTTGTTGACCTAGTAAATGGTTTCGATGTGTGAAAAATTGGCGTTCGTTTGTATAACCTAATTTGCGTAAAATATTATCGATAAAATTCATGTTAAAATTTTTTTTCACAAAGATAAATAAAAAGTATGTATATTTGCATATATTATGAAAACTGCAGAAATAAAGAAGATTAAAGCGGAAAAAATAAAGGCTATTAAAGATGGAAAAATTATCACTAAAGGAAATTTTAGCAAATAAAGAGGAGGTAATAAGACTAAAAAAGTCCGCAACCAAATTTTGTGACGTTGTTAATTTCTCAAAAGCAAAAGATTCTGCCGATAAGGTTTTTAGTCCATTAGTAGGCGAAGATGACACCGATGATATTCTATATAAAACAATTGTAGCTAATACTTACAATTGGTTAGATTCACATGATGATGTTCATATAAAAGGGATATTTACAAAGTCTATTAAAGAGAATGGAGACAAAGTACTACATTTACATGACCATATTTATCAACTATCTGCAAAGGTAGGTAAGGTATTAAATGTAAGTGAGGTTGAATTATCATTAAGGGACTTAGGACTTAATATAGACGGTACTACTACATCATTAGTGATTGGTTCTGCTATTAATAAAGATTATAATGAGCAGATTTTCAAAATGTATAAAATGAACGAAATAAACCAGCATAGCGTTGGTATGATTTACGTTAATATTGTACTTTGTGTAAATGATAGAACACAAAAAGAGGAGTTTAACAATTGGAATAAATATTTTCCAATGGTAATAAATAGCGAAAAAGCCTTAGAGCAAGGATACTTTTTTGCAGTATTAGAAGCGAAATTAAAAGAGGTTAGTTGTGTGATTGCTGGTAGTAACGAACTTACTCCAACTATTGAACCGTTAAAAAACATTCAAGAAGTAGAGCCAACAGAAGTAGTAAAAGCAATAGATTACGATTACCTAATAAACAATTTTAAATTATAAAAATGGAAAATTCAATAGAATTAATGAATAAAATAAACTCAGAAGTGGGAGTGCTTATTGAGAACAAATTAAAGGCTACAGAAAGCCAAGTAAAAAGCCTTGAAGAAAAAGTAAATGCTTTGAAATCTTACGATGATACACAATTAAAAGAGGAAGTAATTAAACTATCTGCTTTAGTAGAGGCTTTAAAAGAGCAGGAGAAAGCGGTAACTAATTACAAGTCTTTACGTGAGCAATTAGAGGAGCAAAAGTCTAAAATTTCTGCTATTTCTAAAGGAGATAGAACTGCTGGTTTTGTTATCAAAACTGTTGGCGATATGTCAATTGCTAACAACGTAACAGGAGCTATCCCTCAAGCTCAAAGAATTGCAGGAATGAATGCAGTTCCATCTAGACAAGTTAGATTCTTAGATGTATTAACAAGAGCAACAGCTACTTCGAACTTAATTGAGTGGGTTTATCAGTCAGGAAAAGAAGGTACTGCTGGAGAAACTGCTGAGGGTACATTGAAAAACCAAATTGATTTTAACTTATTAGTAGGTTCTCAAAAAGTTGAAAAAACAACTGCTTATATCCGTGTAACTGATGAGATGTTGAACGACATTGATTTTATTACTTCTGAAATTAACAACGAGTTAATGAGAGAATTAATGAAAGCGGTTGAGTTAGGAGCATATTCAGGAGACGGTACAACTCCATCATTAAATGGTGTTAGAACTGTTGCTACTGCTTTTGCTGCTGGAACATTCGCAAACGCTGTTGATTCTGCAAACGAAGTTGATGTATTGGTTGTTGCTATGAATCAAATTATGATTGCAGAGCAAGGAATGCCAAACGCTATTTCAGGGTTAATTGCTTGTTTCTTTGCTTTTTCAAAGTAGTCCATGTTCTTTTGACTATCTTCATCATAGTAAGCAAGTTCTATGTTTACGTACATCATACCTACAGAGTGTTCTAAAACATCTCCGTTTACATATTTATTGAACATGAACTCATTTTCTTTTTTACTTAAAATAAACTCATTTATGTTTGCAGTAGTATCAAAATCTTTCTTTAACCCTAAAAATTTAAAGTTAGTTTTCTCATTATATGATTTTGCTTTGTTGCTTAATACACTAATAAACTTTGCTTCATGCTCTTTTAAATGGTAGCTAAAAGGATTATCTTTAACAGTTTTATTCCATATATCGGATAAATGCAAATCTTGATGACTATCAATAATATTAGTAGTATTAATTACTGCTTTTACCTTTATAAAATCAGATGCTATTGATTCTATTTTAGGTTTAAAAGCCTTATCTACTAATTCATCATTTATATTAACACTTGAAGCAGTCTTATAAATTGACTTCTTTTGTTGTAAAATATTATCGTATTCCTTTTTAATAAAACGGGTTAAATCCATTTTATCAGTAAAGGTTTTTTCTGTAAATCCTTTTAATGTATAAATCATTTTATTAACTCCATCTGCACCTTTAAGGGTTAGTGTAATATTTTTTTTACTTTGATCGTTCAATACATTTGCCAAGTCAGTTGCCACAACTTCATTTAAGACAGCAGATACCGATAGAGTTGCAGTAACTGGAAAGTCTACTGCTCTGTCGTATGCGAATCTTGATCCAAGTCTTTGAAGAGCTGTTCTTGAAAGAGGAATAGCTAATGATGCGCTTTGGATATGTATGGCATCAGAAGTACCAGCAAGATCAGAAATTCCAGTTCCATCAAAACCACTAATATCAACAGTGATATCTCCAGGTCTTAATGCTGAAACTGTAGAATATCCTGTATTTGCTGGTTTAAGTGCGACATTTAAACCTAATGAAGTGCCAGCAGACGGGTCAATTGCTGGGCTTGCAACTCCAGTAAATGCGCCACTAATACCACTAAAAGTTAGATCAGAATTGACATTGGCTCCTTCCATTGATACTGAAACCGTAGGAAGACTTCCTACCGCAAGGTTT